TGGCAAATGCATCAAACCTTGCCGAAAGCACATTGCTGGATATTTCATCTCATAAGTTTGAACCTCATGGTGTAACTGCCGTAGCACTTCTTGCAGAGAGTCACATTAGTATTCATACATGGCCGGAGAATGGTATAGCAGTATGTGATGTCTTTACTTGTGGAGACCATACAAATCCCAGATCTGCTGCGACTTATATGTATGAAGCAATGGGTGCAACAGACTTAGTTTCGGAAATCTTTACTAGACCTTTAAAATGATTAAAGTTGATGTTCCAATGAGAATAACCGGCAGTATCCTAGTGATTACTGCATACTTTGTTGTTCTTCACATCAATATAACGCTTGGAGTTTTATTGCACTTCGTTGCTGATATGATTTCAGTTCCTTACTTTATAAGGACAAAATCTTGGGATGTTGTTATAATGCTAGGATTCCTTCTAGTGATTAGTTTTAGTAAATTACTTTTTTGATTATGCGTAATGAATTCCTTTGGGTTGAAAAATACCGACCCAAAACAATTGAAGAATGTATTCTTCCTGAGAATACCAAAGAAACATTTCAAAAGTTCCTAGATAAAGGTGAGATACCTAATATGCTTCTCGCGGGATCTGCGGGATGTGGTAAAACAACGGTAGCAAAAGCACTGTGTAACCAACTGGGAGTAGACTATTATGTCATCAATGGATCGGATGAGGGACGCTTCCTTGATACTGTCAGAAACAATGCGAAAAACTTTGCTTCGACCGTATCACTTCAAGCAACTGCAAAACACAAAGTCATCATTATTGATGAGGCAGATAACACAACGAACGACGTACAACTCCTCTTACGGGCGTTTATTGAGGAGTTTAGTAATAATTGCAGGTTCATCTTTACATGTAACTTTAAAAACCGAATTGTTGAACCTCTCCACTCAAGATGTGCCGTCATTGAATTTGGAATCAAAGGAAAAGATAGACAAACAATTGCCGCACAGTTCTTCAAAAGAATCCAAGAAATCTTGGGTGCAGAAGGTGTTGAATATGATAACAAGGTCCTGGTAGAATTAATCAACAAGCACTTCCCTGATTGGCGTCGTGTCTTGAATGAGTGCCAGCGTTATTCTGTCAGTGGAAAGATTGATGCTGGTATCCTTGCTACTTTTTCTGATGTTGCCGTAAATGATCTCCTCAAAAATCTCAAAGAAAAGAACTTCCCGGAAGTTCGGAAGTGGGTGGTATCTAACATGGATAATGATACTACTGTACTTTTGCGTCGTATTTACGATGCTCTTTATGTTTCCCTTGAAAACAATAGCGTTCCTGCTGCTGTGCTTGTGCTTGCTAAGTATCAGTATCAGTCGGCATTCGTCGCGGACCAGGAGATAAACATGTTGGCATGTCTAACTGAGATTATGGTGGAGTGTGAGTTTCAATGAAAAACATTAATATTGTTACTGAGGCAAAAGTTCAAAAAGGAAATAATATATTTGTTAAGTATACTGGCAATATGTGGTCATTTGGAACAGCACTAATACTTGTTTATTGGTTGTCCATGGCTGGTATGGTTGCCAATGCATATTTTCATTATAACTATAATGTATGGAGTGTGAATTTAAATGATTGATGTGAAACTGCTACGAATTGTGACCGGAGAAGAAGTTATNGCAGAACTTCTATCCGAAACAGAAGACACTATCACAGTCCAAAATGGTCTTGCAGTTCTTCCAACAAATAATGGTGTTGGATTTGCTCCATGGGCAACTGTGATTAGTAAAGACAACCCAGAGATTACGATCTCTAAAACTCATCTTGTATATGTTGCAGAAGTCCAAGAGGATGTCTGTAAGAAATATAATGAAATGTTTGGTAGTAAATTGATTACTCCAGATTCTAAAAAACTAATTGTGTAATTATGAAACAAAAGAAAAGATGTCAAGTTAAGTCCAAGTTCTACTATATCTTTTGGGGAACTGCTACAGTATCAGTTTTATTGGGACAACTATATGTCGGAACTGGATATAGAGTAATGGCAGAAAGCACACTGAGTTTTCAGGATTATCTTACAGAACTTTTAGACGCTGCTGATACTTTTTAATGGGACTACTAAAGATTGATAAAAGCAAAATGGTGGAGGAGAAAGTTAAAACTACTCCCCAGAATGTAAATGAAGCAAATGAAGCACTCTTTCGTGCTACAATGAATTTACCTACTGCCGCAAAACATTGTGGTATGACTCAGAAAGAAATGAAATTAACCTTCTGGGAATTTTTAAAGTATAATAAACCTGATTATGAAATCTCTCAAGACGCCCCTCAGATATCCAGGGGGTAAATCTCGTGCCTGTGTTAAAATGGATGAGTTTATTCCCGATCTAAGGGAGTATAAGAAATACCATGAACCATTTCTTGGTGGTGGTAGTGTTGCCATTCACATCACAAAAAAATATCCACACTTGGATATCTGGGTAAATGATTTATATGAACCTCTCTATAATTTCTGGTGCGAATTGAGAGATAATGGTAGAGAAATGCGCGATCAGTTAGCACATCTTAAGAGCACTCATCCAGAACCAGTATCTGCAAAAACATTATTTTTAAATGCTAAAGGAGAAGTAAACAATGATTCGGCATCCAATTTATCTCGTGCTATTAATTTTTACGTTGTTAATAAGTGCTCTTTCTCTGGTCTCACTGAATCCAGCTCATTCTCCAAGCAAGCGTCAGATAGCAATTTCTCGATGCGAGGCATTGATAAACTCCCTGAATATTCAAAACTAATCTCTTCTTGGAAAATTACTAATCTTAGTTATGAAAATCTTTTATCAGATGATAGATCAACTTTCATTTATCTAGACCCTCCATATGACATTAAAGATAATCTCTATGGACGAAAGGGGGATATGCATAAGTCCTTTAATCACGATCAGTTTGCTCTTGATTGTGATCGTTTTGTAAGTCATCAACTTGTATCTTATAACTCTTCGCAATTGATTAGAGACCGTTTTCGGGAATGGGAAGTGGGAGAATTTAATCTTACTTATACAATGAGATCTGTGGGTGATTATATGCGTGAGCAAAAAGATAGAAAAGAACTTCTTCTTATGAACTATGATAAGAAATCAAAAATAAGACTTGTATTTGAAGAGTGTTATAATTTCTCCAAGTTGAAGAAAGAGGGATTAGTATGAATAAATCAATGCGGGAAAAATTAGATAATCTTCGCCAAAGAAAAAACAAAGACTATCAAAACGTTGTTTATTACTCATACAAAATGAGTGTTCATGAACACATCAATAATCATGAATTAAAACGTTTGGAACATAGCATTAAATCATTGAGAGAATTTAACAATGAGATATGTGTTTATTTGTTCTGTGATGATCATAATTTTATCTCACCAGATTTTTGCTCAAACTATGATGTAAATTTTAGAACTTTTGTGGATGGATTTGACCATGATATGTTGAGTGCCTGGTCAATTCATAGATGGTATAATCTCAAATACTTTGAAGGTAGATCCTGCAATATTCTTTATCTTGATTCTGATACTATTTTTTATGATGACCCTCAGTATCTTTTTGACACCTATTGTCATCGTGATGTATATGGTAGAGAGGAGTTTGGATTCCGACATGACCCCAATACAGGTGGTGGCAGGGGCATCAGAGAGTCCTTAGATAAAGTAGATGCTGCCATCTATGACCTAGGGGGTAAGCGTGAGGTTTATAAGTATTGCCTAGGTGTGATATTAATGAATAATAATTTTCACGATCAAATCATTGACCGTCTTGATGAACTCACTAAACTGATGCAACTCTTTAAATTTAGTGAAGAGTTGATGCCAATTCCAAATCCACGAATTGTTGATCAGTATGCTGTATGGATTATCTTTAGTCGCCTTGAATTGGTTGGTGATATGTTTGCCACTCAAGATGTGACTATGGGATTCAAAGAACAAAAGCACGAAGAATTTTTTAATCCTGTTGTTCTTCATTACACAACAAAAGGTGAGCAGGGACTTGCCGAGTCTGATGAGAAGTATGCTAATCTTATTAGAGATACTGACAAGTTAGGCGCAGAAATAGATCCTTATAGTATGATTTTATCATGACCGAATTAAAAGATTGGCTCAATTCTATTAATCAAACAAAGAAGCATTTGATTGATGAAGACCCTTTGATTGAAAAAGAATATCCCCCTTACATTATCAACCGTTGTTTCTCCGGACATCTTGATGCAATTATGTTTGCAAATGAGATGAACAAGTATCATTTCCTCCCAAAGAAGATGCAGTATGATTTTATGCTAAATAGTCTGAGGAAAAAGAAGAGATTTTCTCCCTGGCTCCGAAAAGATAAAATCAAAGATCTTGATTATGTCAAACGTTATTATGATTATAATAATGAAAAGGCACAACATGCTTTGAAGATCCTAACAACAGAACAACTTAATTTTATTAAATCAAAATTTGATACTGGAGGAACAAGATGAGTGTGGTTCAAGAGCCTATTGTGAAATGGTCGCCGGACCAGATGGTTGAAGTGGTTCTTGGAGAACCTGATGACTTTCTTAAAGTAAGAGAAACACTAACAAGAATTGGTGTTGCATCAAGAAAAGAAAAAAAGATTTATCAATCTTGTCATATCCTTCATAAACAAGGTCGTTATTATCTTGTGCATTTTAAAGAACTCTTTGCACTAGATGGTAAACATGCTAATATCACAGTGAATGATGTCCAACGACGTAATCGTATTGCTCAATTACTTGCTGATTGGGGTCTTATTAGCATCGTTAGTGCTGATAAAATACAAGATATTGCTCCACTGAATCAGATTAAGGTTCTTGCATTTAGAGATAAGCAAGACTGGGTTCTTGAAACCAAGTATAATATTGGGTCTAAAAAGAAAAAGGTTGAAGAAGCCGAATAAGATTTGGAGAGGGGTTGCGACTCCTCTTTTTTTATGTTATAATATCCCTGTGAGACAAGACAAACACTCACACAATTCCTACATTTATACGCAAGGAACAAAACATGGCATTACTCAATCTCGTTAAACAATACGAAACAAAAAATACTGAAGAATACAAATCTCTTTTATCGGTTCTTGGGTGTGTTGACAGTTCAGTGAAGGGACTTCTGACTCTTGACGAATACTTGGAGAAATATAATCCTCAACCAGGTCAATCTATTGCTGTGCTTGTTGAAGTTGACCGTTGCTACAGCGATTCAACATACAACCGCACAGAAAAACTTCACTATGGTAATGTGAAAAAAAATTTGAAGAAACGTTCAGGATTTTCTCACAAAGCTGCTGGAATTTTATCTGGATTCCTCCGCAAAATTTGGAAAGGTGACTACTGGGATTATGTGGTAGTCGTCACCAAAGGTAATCACAGAGTAACTAAACGATATGCTGTCTGTCGTGATGGTAAAGTTTATGTTGCTATTGAACTTACCATTCACTCCACAGACGATCTTGATGAAATTATTCGTATTGAATCTCTTGATCACACCATTGACGCACAAGATCGAACGTCTCAAAGTCAAGAACATAAGTTCACATCCTCTTTCTTTGCTAAAGAAATTGATGCAGTTAATCTCTATGATTATCTTTTCAAGTTTTCAGTTGGTATTGCAGAAACAAATCCTATAGCAAAGTTTGGAACTACTTCTCACAACTACATATTGAAGGCAAAGGCATATGATGATATTGCCTGTACTAGGTATCTAACATCTTTCACTCAAAATAACTGTGAAGATTTAGTTGGTGGAAACTGTACTTTTGCAGGTACAGTTTTTTTAAAAACATTTAAAACTGCTATTGATAAGATTGATCAACTTAATAATTGTGATTCTTTTGATGGCATGATGAATTATGTTTTTAAAGATCGCAGCAACAAGAGTAGGGCATTTTTGGATGACATTACTCAAGCATCTATTACTGCTGGTAATGGTAAATTCAAGGGAGAGGAAGTTAATGTCTCTCGATTCATTTCTCTTTATAATGAGTATTGTGGAAAAGTATTAAAAGCAATTCTTCCTGAAACTCACAATCATGCTATTGGTTATAGTTCAGATGCATATCTTTCTTATATGAAGAGTGCAGATACTGATATTCGTATGCGTGCTGACGAAGTTGCACAAACAACTGTCTGATAACCGAATAAAAATCTACGGAGTTCAACACTCCGTTTTTTTATGCTTTGTTATAAATAATGATGGATGCCTTCG